ATGTTTCAAACCAAGTAGAGTGCGAATTGCTTGCATTTGCAAATGGGCAATTATTTTCTTCTGTAGCTATTACGGATGGTTTATTAGATGCATTAAATACTAAACGTTATATTTTCCTGAGAAAATTTGTAGGTATTGCTGGATCATGGTTTAACGATAGCCATACAGCTATTGTACAAACTTCAGATTATGCATATATTGAAAATAATCGTACAATTGATAAAGCAACAAGAGGAATTTACGCAGCTTTGCTTCCTTCATTAAATGGGCCATTAACACTTAACGCAGATGGTACTTTGGCAGAAACTACAACGGCTTATTTAGAGAGCCAAGCAGAAGGTCCATTAAATCAAATGGTACGTGATGGTGAACTTTCTGCGTTGCAGGTTGTAATTAACCCCGCTCAAAATGTATTGAGCACATCAAAAATAATTATAGCTGTAACACTTGTTATAAATGGTGTTGCACGTCAAATCGAAGTGCCAATTGGCTTCAAAGCAAAAATTAGTTAATTATGAGTGTACTGGTAAATGGCGTGAATTATTCTTGGGGAAATATCGGTGTAGTTCTTTTTGGAACTCCTGTAATAGGTATTTTGTCTATTGACTATAAACGCAAGCAAAAAAAAGAAAACAATTATGGTGCAGGTAATGAACCCGTAAGCCGTGGTTATGGAATGAAAGAATATGAAGGCTCGATTGAATTGTATGTAGATACGTGGAAAGCTATCATTTCAAGTTCTCCAAATAGAGATCCGTTACAAATAGGGCCTTTTGATATCCCTGTAACATTTGGTGGTACCGGTGTACTAACTAACAAAGATGTTTTACGTGCAGTTGAATTTTTAGAAGATCCTTTGGAAACAAAAAGCGGTGACACAAAATTAACTGTAAAAATTCCTTTGATAATTGGCGGAATTGATAGATAATTTTATTTATATTTGCGTATGAGTAAAAAAATAGAATTAACACAGGAACTAACAGACGCCGAATTAAAGAATTTTGATGACAAATGCGAAGCGCTTGCAAAAGAATTATCGGTTTCAAAGGTACATGCAGTTGTACAAATTGACCCCGACACATTAGAACGTGCGGTATGTTATTTAAAAGAACCTAATTATCTGACAAAAATTAGAGTTATGGATAAAGCAACTACAATGGGTGTGTACACAGCGGCAGAAGAACTTAGAGAGGTTTCTGTTGTACGTGAGCATTCAGATGCAATAACATATAGCGAAAGCCCCGAAAGTGATAGGTATAAATTAGGAATTGTAGATTATTGTTTGGGAATGGTTACACGACTGCAAAATCAGTTTAAAAAAAAATAGAAGATAACGAAGTTAATAATGAATGCAGTGGAGTGGAGCGGATAAACGCTTTTATCCACTGCATTTTACGTATAGACCCCGACACATTAAGCGAAGATGAATGGCACAAAGCCTGGGGAAGGATAAAATTTTATTTAGAAATCGTACATCAAGTTAAATTTAGTTAATGGCACAAGTTGTAGAATATATATTAGGCCTTCGTGATAATTTAACAGGTGGTATAAATAATGCCAATAATGCGGCACAACGATTAGAGGGAACACTGTCAAGTATTGGTGCCGCCATGGGTGTTACATTTGGCATTGCGGGGATAACAATGTTTGGAAAAGCTATTGTAGATGCTGGTACAAAAGTTGAGGACGCAAAAACAGGTCTTACAACTCTTTTAGGAGATGCTGTAAAAGCACAGGGCGTAATAGATGCAACTATGAAAGATGCAATGGCTACGCCATTTGCATTTGATGGATTGTTAATGGCAAATAAAGCATTGATTAGTGCGGGTGTAGAAAGTACGAGAGCACGTCAAGATGTATTGAACTTAAGCAATGCCATTGCGGCGACAGGCGGCGGCGATGCTGAGTTACAAAGAATGGTAGTAAATCTGCAACAAATTTCAAATACAGGAAAAGCAACCACTTTGGATATTAAACAATTCGCTTACGCCGGTGTAAATATTTACAAAGTTTTGGAAGCTGCAGGCATAAAAGCAAATGGTAAAGGAAAAGAACTTGAAATTACCTACGATCAAATTACCATGGCTTTAAAACGTGCACATGAAGCTGGCGGAATGTACTATAATGGTTTGGAAAATATGGCAGCTAATACATCGGTAAAAATATCGAATTTAGGAGATGCATTTTTTCAATTACGTGTAAAAATGTTTAACGATTTAAAGCCCGCAATTGAATCTATTATTGGTGGATTAATGAAGTTTATTGGTGTGATGAAAGACGCTTGGGATTGGTGTGTAAAAAATGAGGTAATGTTAAAATTTTTGGCAAAAGGGTTTTTAGTGGCTGTAGTAGCTTTTAAGGCTATGACTATCATTCCACCTTTACTATTAGCTATTGAAAATGCAATGGTAGCAGCCGCCATGGGTGGTGCTACTTTTGGTGCATCTATGTTAGCAGCTTTGGGACCAATTGCATTGGTAGCTGTAGCAGTAGGCGGTCTTGTTGCTACTTTTGGGTATTTAGGAGATAAAATAAAAGAAGCTTCTGAAGAAAGAAATAAATTTTTAGATACTTCAAGAACGAAAGAAATTGAGTATTTAAAAGAGGTGGTAGAAGCTAGAGGAGGTGGTCAAAAAAACATTGATGCTGTTGCTGAAGAAGAAAAAGCAAGATTGAGATTAGAAAATAAAAACCTTAGAGATTTACAAAATAATAGTGAAACTTGGAGAGGATATGAAATAGACAAACAAATTGGAGAAAATATAGCTAAAATGAACGCTGTTGACCAATTTCAGCAAGGCTTACTTGCACCAAAAACATTAAAGTCTCCTTTATCTAAAAACACCACTGCCGCCGCTGGCAAAGTAAAAGATACATCAAAAACAAAAGCAGTAGGGCAGAAATCTGTAACAATAAATGTTTCTATAAAAGACTTAATAGGAGTGCAAAACATAAATACAACAAATTTAAAAGAGGGTGCAGGTAAAATAAAAGACTTGGTAGTAGCTGCATTAACAGGTGCTGTAAATGATTTTCAAATAGTTGCAGGGCATTAATAAAAATATATTATGGGCAGTATAAATGAATTAATACAAATTAGGCAGGCGTTTAAAATACCCGAAGCTGTGAGTATTCGTGTAGTTGGCAATCCACGAAATAATATTTTAAAATCGCAAATTGGAAAAGGAGAAACTAAATTTGAAATAGATCAAACAACAGAAATTGATAAAGAATTATACAAATCTGCATTGGGCACACCTGTTTACACGGACATAAATTTTTTAACAGAAAGCTATGAAACGAAAACAAAAGGTCAATTTATTGATACCCCAAATTTAAGATACGATGCCGTTTTAATAACTGCATCTCAGGCAAAAAAAATAATTAAAACAGAAATACAAGGTCGTGATTTTACGGTAAAAGAGTATATAGGAAAAGATGATTATGGCGTAACAATTAACGGAATTATTACAGGGAAAAACGGACATTACCCTGCGGATGAAGTCGCATTTTTAAAACAAATATTAGATGCCCCGGTACCAATTCCTGTAGCTAGTAATTATTTAAACAATATTGGAATAAATTTATTAGTGGTAGAAAGTTATGAGCTTGCACAAGATGCTGGCGGGTATTCGTATCAAACTTTTACTATTAATTGCGTGAGCGATGTCCCACAAGAATTGAGATTGACAAATGTATAGATGTATAACTGAAATAAAGATTGAGCAGCAGCCGAGTGTTGATTTTCCAAAAAGGAAAACAATACTTAATTTCGATTTTGTCAATAGATTTGAAAATTCGGATAGCTGGCGAGATTTTACCAATAAGGGAAAAATAATATTGCCAAAAAACTTATATTTCAGAGATGAAACGGGTAAGCTACAGCCGTTGGCAGGTTCAAATATTAATGTAGGTGGTTTTAGTTCCAATGATCCATTATTTTTACGTGGAGATAAAGTAACTATTACAGCGGGTTACAAATATTATAATAGAGCACATAGAGAAATTGAAGATACGGCGGTCATGGCCGTAGGTTATATTTCTAAAGTTGGTAGTAAAATTCCAATTGAACTAGATATTGAAGACAATATGTGGGTGCTCAAACAAACGCCTGTAGAAACGCATACGTTTACAAAAAATGATACCTTAGAGGAAATAATGAAATTTATTTTAAAGGGTACAGGATTTACAACAAATGCATTAACTAAAACTACATTTGGTGAATTTACAATAGGCAATGAAACTGCAGCACAAGTTTTGCAGCGTCTACAAAAAACATACGGATTTGAGTTTTATTTTAGGGGTAATGAATTGCGGGGTGGAACTTTAATTTATATAGAATCAGATGCTCAAAATGAAATATTTGGTTTTCAAGAAAATATTATTGAGGATGATTTGGAATATATGCGTAAAGATGATATTGTACTTTCTGCAATAGCACATAATACTATTACTACAAGCGGCGGATATTGTAAAGATGGAACACTAAAAACAAAAAAAAAACGTTTAGAAGTTTTAGTTACTCTGGTTAAAAACCCACGTTCAATAAAGGAACGAGATCAATACATTGTAAAAGTTAAAAACAAAGGAGAAACTTTTCCTGAAAATATCGAAGGAGAACGAAGAACATTCTTTTTTCCTGATGCTAATACAACAGAAGATCTCGCTTTATTAGCGTATAGAAAATTAAAGGTGTATTACTACACGGGCCTACGTGGTACATTTACTACCTTTGGTATACCATTTATGAGGCAGGGTGATAATGTAATATTTAGAGATAATGAATTACCTGAAAGAAATGGTTCGTATAAAATAAAAAGAGTTGATTATACTGGTGGCATAGACGGATTGAGACAGGTTTGTCATTTAGATTATAAAATTATAGGCGTAAATGAGTGATAGATCCATACGTGATGCAATTAACCAAATAGCAGGAACACATCTTGCTGATAAAGTGTACACCGTAGATGCTACTGTTACGGCAGTGAATATGACGGAAAGAACATGCACTTGCGAAATAATTAATGGTCATGTACAAAATATTATTACGGTTCGGCTTATGGCATCGGTTGATGATGGCTTTTTAATTCAACCCGAAATTGAAAGTACGGTGAGTGTTATTTTATCCGATTTTGGGGAGCCATATATTTCTCAATATAGTGGAATTGATAAAATAACTTTTAGAGGTGGCGATTTAGGAGGTTTAGTTAAAGTTGCTGAGCTTACAGAAAAAATAAATAATTTAGAAAATGCCTTAAATGCATTATTTTTGAAGTTCAATGCACATACGCACAATGTTATTTCAGTAGGTGCGCCGTCGGGGCCAAGTATTTTGCAAGAAACAAATAATTTAGTGCCAACGCAAAGGAATGAAATAGAAAATATAAACATTACACATGGATAGGTTTGATTTAAAATATAATATTGATGGTTTGATTGTAAAAGGCAATGATTTATTTTTTGATGTTTCCGATACGCAGCATGTTGAAGACACGATTAACGCAGCACCTGGATGGTGGAAGGAGCATTTTTATGATGGCGTAAATGTACGGTTATTTTTAAATAGTACAGGACAAGACCAAGTTTTAGCCAGAAAAATAAAAATACAATTAGAAAGCGATTTGTATAAATGCATCAATCCAAAAGTAAATTTTGAACCTAACGGAAAATTAACAATTTTGCCAAATGCAACTATTTAAAGCAATATCAAATTCAACTATTTACGATGTATGTTTAAATACATACGGATCTTTAGATTATTTAGTTAAATTAATGGTTGATAATAAATTTGTTTCTGTAAATGAATATCCGGTAAATGAACAGGAATTTATTTTTGATGAAACTTTAGTCGTAGATAAATCAACAAAAGATTTAAAAATAAAATATGCAACTCAGTAATTTATCAAATGAAAAATATTCAACACGCTTCAAAAAAGTATTTAATCCTGAAAATCCCGACGATATGATAAAATATGAAGCTAATTTTGAAGTACAATACACAGCGACAGCTTCGATTGTTTTAGGAGGAGAAACTGTAATCATAATACCCGAATTGGTCGGTGCATTAAAAATAATTCAAATTGAAAAAGAAACCAAACCTATGTTTAAAACAGATTATAGTTTTAATTCAAATGATGGTAGAATAAATTTATTAAACGGATATGGGTTAGAAGATGGGGAGTCATTATTTATTATTTATGCTAAATTAATTACATCTTAAAATGAAACAAATATTATTATTATTATCATCATTTATTATTTCTTTGGTATCTTATGGTCAAGTTCCAACATCTATTTTCGGAAAACAAAATTTTAAGGATAGTTTAATTTTTTCAAAGTATAAAAATAATTTAGCTGGCGATAGTGTTTTAACGACAGATAATTTAGGGCGAGTAAAATTGGTT